GGCTTTCAGTTGCTTTAGGGTAGGCAAAACTCGCATCGCCAAAGCTGACGTGAGAAACGTCAAGCCCGACAAATTGCGCGTCAAAAGTCGCCATGAGCCAAGACAACGATGTTTTGATCAGCAGCCCACCTTCTGGTTGAGACATGACTGCAAAAAGTACACCTGTACTCAAGCGTAAACCGATTTCGTTCACCGTGTACGCATCGATAGATGTATCTTTAATCGTTACGCTAATAGTGTCTGGCGAAGTAGGCGTGCCAGAAACCGTTGTAATGGTTTTAATCGGTGATTGCATGACCGTTTGGTTTGGCAACGGAGTGTAGGCACCAGAGCCAAAAATCACCGCATCTATAATCAGCGGTTGGCCTGACGCGATGGCTGCTCTGCCTGCGTCAGTTAAAATAATCGGCAAACTCATTGCTCAATCGCCTCGATTCGTTGATATGAAATTAAGCGCATGCTAGACGCTAAAGCAAAGCCAAAAGATAATTTAAAATTGGCAACTGTGTGTGGCAGTAATTTATCAATCACAGCCAACAGCATGGCATCAATGCCATCGGTCGATTTTATGGTTATGTCGATAACGTTTGGCGTTAGCTGGTTGTCGCTTGCAATTGCCTGCTTTTGGTATGAGTCTAATAATGTCTGATAATCAGCGATACGCCAATTAGTTACGTTATTATCTGCTTGATATAAAAAGCTTTGTTTATTATCAAGATACGTTTGATATAGTTCGCCGCCAATCGCTTCAACAGATCCTTTTAAGTCTGGTGATGCTTGTTGCTTTGACCAATAATCGCCCGTTGGTAAAAGCATATAAACAGCATTAACAAAATCATCTTTTGAATAGGTTACGTCCACGACACCTCCCCAAGCATAAGCACCTCGTTTGCATCTGACGTTGCTGCAGACGTCGGCGACACAAGCCCGAAATCACTGGTTATTGACGTAACTGTCAGCATGATGTCTGATGGCGTGATGCTATCTCTTGACCCAAGTTTGGAAATGAACATAGCATTTAACGCATCTTCTATCGCGCTTCGCGTTCCAAAATCGGAAACACCTGCCAGAGTGATATCAACCTCTTTTATAGCGGGGGATGCCGCTACAACGTGACAGCCAGCAAGTCGCTTGCTATCAAGATAAATCTGCACGATCTCAAGCGTCGTAGCATCGACTAGCGGCGCATCATCACGCTTGCCAACATAAACAGACACCCATCCTAAGGTAGGGGTGTTGTCCAGCGCATAAGCAAACCCAACATCTGGATGAGCGGACAGCGCCCAAGCTGCATAGTCGCTGCGCTTGCCAACCATGTACTTGTCATTAAACGCAGCAATAATGCGCGATCGCCAATGCTCTAAGTCTTCAACATCAGCGCCACCTGTTAAGTTAACAACAACGATCTCGGTTGGTGTTAGCCCTGGTACTGCGCTTAACATCGATAATTTAATGCCCGCAGACTGGTTGCCATCAACACCAGGCGTATTGCACTGCACAGGCACTGGCAAGCCAGCGCTGGTTAATTGCGTCGTGGTATAGGATTTCCCATCGCTGGTTTGTAAAACTACGCCTGAAGGAACAGACACAGCGCCACCTGTCACCGTAAACATGACGCTACCAACTGCCTGCACTGGTGCAATGCGTGGCGTATTAAATCGCTCTGCCCACAAGTACAACCAGTCTTCGTTGGCCGTTTCAGGATGCATTTGTTTAAACAGATAATCTTGGTAGGCGTAATTGCCATAAGTTCCGCCGCCGATCGCAGCGGCCAGTGCGTCGATTGCGGGGTTGTCTACACCAAGGCGCGACACCAAAGACGATTTAGCGCGATCGATAAGCTGCTGTAAACTTGGTCTGTTCATGTGTCGTCCTTAGTTCGTAAAGTTGTATGGCACGGCAATTGTTATCGATTGCCCTGCGTTAAAAATCGTTTTATTGCTCAATGAAATCGTAATGAGTCGCTCAACCCAAGACTGGTGATCAATGATCTCGACGCTGACTGCGGTTGCATAGCCTTCTTTAATCAACCACTGAAGCGCATGCTCAGACAATCGCTTCAGTTTGATTCTGGTTTCTGACGTGTTTTTGGCTCTGGATAATGTCCACTCACGCGATCCAATCGATTTAACTTTATCGCTTGCCCACCACCCCTGACGATGATGCCCGCCATCAATCGTGTCATTGCTTTTAGCCGTAGCAAAGTTAAGCAAGCTCTGAAGAACTGCATGGTTTAACCCGTCTGCGCTGTTAATCGGCGATGACAAGGCGGTTAGATTAAAACTCATGCTTGAGGGCCTCCTGTGACGGTGTTGTTATTCTCTGCATGGCGATGAGTGCCAAAGTTAATGCCGTCAACACTCATTCCACCTGTGGCAGTTGTTTTGCCTGCAAGCGTGGTTTGACCATTGATTGTCGTATCACCATTGATCGTTGTGACGCTTGTGATGGTTGTTGTCGGGGCTGTGAGTTCGATCGAAAAAGGCGAAATGACTTTAATGCCGGTGCCAGTGAAGTGAACCAAGTTTCCCTTATCATCCAACATCGCGGCTTCGCCTGGCTCAAGCTCAATCTCGTATCGTTCGTCTTCTACCGCAAGCGCAATGCCACGCGATACATCGCCGCCGACGAACAGCATATAAGCCTTCGACCCCTCGACTGGCCGGCTCATAAAGCCAAAGTTATGAACGCGCTTGATTTTGTCGTTGGTTACGCCAGTCGAATGCTTTACTTGTACCGTTTTGGTCTGTGCCAAGGTCACCATGCCCATACCGAACAGCAATTTAATGCGATTCATCAAATGCTCAATCATTAGCTTTCTCCGCAAACGGGCGGAATAGCTCAACCTCGGTAGACTGTGCTTTGTCGTTAACCGTAACCGACACCGACTTAATCAACAGCTTTTCTTCGAACGTTTGTTTTTTAGACTTGACCAAAATCAAGCGATTGAGTGACTGTCCCGTTAGCTCTTGCCAGATGCCTGGCACGGTTGCCTTAACTGTCAGCCCTTTGGCTATCGCTAAGTTTTTCTCGTACTCAGCGCGGTCTTGGCACGACTCGCCGTCTTGCAGCTTGTCCGCCATAATGACGCGCTTACGGCTGGTATTTGCACCACCATAAGTCACGATGGCTTTAGTGTCTTCACCCCATGCGCCTTGCACCTCGTAGTGGTAAAACATATCAACCCAATTGCGATCGATCTCAAATGACGATAGGTTTTCGCCTTCTAACAGCGCGATATTTTGCACGGCATAGAGTCCTGGCGCTTCGATCAAAATCGCACCATCACGCTCTATTAGCAGCAGATTTTTTTGTTTTGCCAATTGCGCAAGACTGGTCAATGGCGACTCGCAATTAATCTGAAAATCTTCGATAACGACATCGGCTTTTTTGGTATTAGCAATAACAGAAAGCCCAAAGTCTTTAACCAGCATTGTCGTTAGCTGCTTAAACGTCTGATCATATTGCGCATCGATCTTGATACGGCTATCGATCATATTGGCCGTTTGTGATCTGCCATTGATTTTCAGTCCACGTCGACCGCTATCTGTGCGCGTGCTGCAACTGTCCAACTGCCCACGCATAACAACCTTATCATTGAGTCGCCATTCGACATCCTCTGGCTTATCGAACATCATCGGCGGTAATTCGGCATCGAAGGTATGCGCTATACGCTCGAGTGAGAAAGATAGTTTTGCCGATATAAAGGCAACCTGGTTGCCTGCAATAAATAACGTCAATTGATTGATCTTGCTCATAGCAGAACCTCACCCTTAACAAACAACGGATGCTCAATGACATTGAGTGCATTTAGCGTCTCAACATCGACCGAATGGCGATATGCCAATGCTAATGCTGGCGTGCTAACCACGACGGGAACGATAGCGGTTTGAATATAGGCATCATTGATTTTGCGTAGTTGAGTATTAAGCTCAGTTTTAACGGCTAACAAGGCATCAACTAATGGCATGGTATCGCTCGAGGCGCTACGGGTGGCATCGCTAATGAGCATATCGACAGTAATGCTTAGTTGCGCTATCGCAGCCTTGGCGGCATAAAGCCCACCAAGCGGCTCAATTGTGGCAATGAGTGTCTTACCATCGTGACTATCCATAACAAGCGACAGCGGGGCAGAAAGGCGCAGCATGGACGATACAGATAACGCCTTAATGAGTCTGTCTGCAGGTGTCGATGCTGAGCCGCTATCGGTTGCCCCAAATGTTGCCATTAGCTCACGACTTGCTTTTGGCGCATTACCCGTTACGGCAAAGCCAATACCTGTGCCGGTGCTGGCAATCGCACCAACCAAGCCAGACACGGCGGCAATTAATCCAGTAGCAAAGGTGCGAGGCGCATTGGCAACACTCGTTAGCGCACCCAACGCCGATTGAATCTTGGTCTGGATCTGCCCAACCAAGGTAATGGGTAGTTGTAATTGACCAGACAGTTTATTGAGTTTGCCGACAAAGCCATCTAGTTTTTGCTTAACGGCGTTAAGCTGATCGATTGGCAGGGCTTTCATTGCCTCGCTAAAGTCAAACATTGCCCATTCATCGACAGCATCAGTGAGACTACTAACTGACTTTGAATAAACTGCTGGCAAGGTGATCGGCAAACCTTGCATCACAAACTCAATCGACAGCACGACTTCGCCTTTTTTAGTGCTAAACGACTGCGACGACTTTTGATAAACAAGAGCTAACTCGCCAAGGTAAGGATGTTCAAGCGTGCCCTCTGGTTCGCTCGATAGGGCAGCGATAAATGCGCTGGCTTGACCCAAGGAATCCTTGCCAACAAACACTGCATCAAACTTATAGCCACGAGACTCTTCACCCATCACTTCGACGAATGGTTCATCTGAGTATGGCATGTGCTGCACATTGACACGCTTGCCGCGTTCGATGCTGGTTTTCAGCAGATTAATTGGTGTCCCATTCCATGAGGCCTTGTCGAATTCTCTATCCCACATATCATTTCCAAGCTAAATGCGAAAAGATAAAACTAAAAAACCATACCAATGATTCAATAAAAACCCATCCTATAACTCCTGAAAAAACTGCAAATGCTATTAACTGTTTTGTATCTGCCATTTGTTTAACTCCTATCCTATTTTTATTTTTACTAAGTCATCAGATAAAAAGATCGCGCTCACCTCCGCCCCCGCGCTAATAATCAGCGACATTAAAGGTGAAGCAAAAAACCGATTATTTTTAGGCATAGAAATCATCTCAAAGCCCCTATAGTTCTGAGAACATGTCGGTTTGATTTGGATTGCCCATTAATTCGGGTTGATGTGTTGGCGGGGTAGAACCTTGCAGCGGCGAACGGATAACCTTATGCACCTCAATAACGATTGAGAAGGTTGTTGAGCAGTTGATGTTTTTGCATTGGCAGTAAGCCATGCGCGTGTTGTTGGTAAGTTGGTCAGAAGCAACAATGCGAGCATGGGTTCCACAGGTCGGGCAGCGCACAAGCATAAAGAAAACTCCTATGGTATAGGTGGTTTTTCATGCAGATACTGGGCGTCCTTTTTGACTAACTATTTTAGCCAAGGGGGGTATTGAATGAAAC